CGAATTAAGTTCCCACTTAGTTTAGCCGAGCATAGCGGCCGACCGCTCCAAATTTCAAAATTTTTGAATCCGGCTCCGAAAAAAATTCCAACGATTCAAAGATTTAAAAAAGTGATTTTAGATTTTATACTTGGTGATATCATACAGACTAAAGTACCAAATTAAAAACATATTGGTACAAAAGTCCATATAAATTTCGATTGGATGTTTCATTTAATTTTTAGATATTCTAATAAAAACAATAATGAAATACACAGTATTGTTATTAATGCAACCTTCGGAGCTAGTCTCATAAAAAAATCACCTATTTCTTGTTTCAGCTTTTCTTTCTGCTTCCCAATCTGCTCGCTTCTTAACTTGAGCGGAGTAAAATTCCAAATACATCATAATTATCATAGCGATAATTGTAATGATTGCAATGGCTGGTTGATTACTTTTTCTAGGCGGTTTCATATTTTGTATAACTTGAAAAAATATGTTATGAGAGCCGCTACTGTAACACACCACCACATTAGATCATTTATCTTGTGCCGATCATCGTCAATCAGAGATTTTTCTTCCTCATGTTCTTGATTTTGTTTTTCTTTAATTTTTTCTACTTCAGCCCAAGCTGCATTACCATATTTATCAGTAACGGATTTTTTTAATTTGGCTAATTCTTCTTCTCTTTGTTTTTGTTTCTCGTATTCTTTTACGGCACGAAACTCGGCAAACTCTGCCCATTTCATGGCTCTTTCTTTTTCTTCTATTCTTTTTTTATGTTGTGCTTGGATAAGGCGTTCATTTTCAGCCTGTTCATCGGTGATCATACCACCGAATTCTTTACCTAAATTTTTGGCTTCTTTAATAGAGCCAAGAGCAGACTTACCTGCACTTAAATCTAATTTGTCCATTCTAGTTCCTAAATCAAATTTGTAATACCAAACAATTCAAATTCAATCAAGTCACTTTCGTTTTTTGAATATATCGAATAAATCCAAGTTTTTAATTTCTTGGATTTCAAACAATACATATATGGAGATGGCCAGAGATATTATTGCTATGCCATATGCGATGTAATCCATGATTTTTAAAGTATACCTTTATTTTAATTGACAATGTAGCCAGAAAATAGTATACTTCCTATTCAACTCATATTATTATTTATATAAAAAGGGCATTATTATGAATATTTTAGCAGCTAAACTTATTACAGGAGAAGATATCCTTGGTGAAGTCGAGGGAGAATCCGAAACGGAAATTGTTTTTACTAATCCTGTTGGTATTGCAGTTATGCGTGGTAAAGATGGCACACCTAATGTCGGATTTGCACCTTTTCCTATCCACTCTGAACAAAAAACAGGGGCAACTATTGCCATACGAAAGAAAAATATAGTATACTCGTATGTTCCAGCTGAAGATTTTGTGAAAAACTACGAACAGATTTTTGGTAGTGGTATTGTTGTACCAGGACAAAAACAAATTATTACAGGATGAAAACATTTTACACTAATGTTCAAACCTTTGGCAGTAACATACTGTACAGAGGTATACAGAACGGAAAAAGAGTGAAGCAGAGAGTTGAATATTCTCCTTCACTCTATATCCCATCCAAACGCATCACAAACTTCACATCACTAGACGGTGATTATCTAGATCAAAAAATCTTTGGCACAATGAAAGAAGCCAGAGATTATATCAAACAGTTTGATGGTGTTTCCAATGGTCCTAAAATCTATGGACAAACTCGTTTCGAATATGCCTTTATTGCTGATCAACACCAAGGCATGATTGACTACGATTTCGATAAATTAGAAATTGCAATTATTGATATTGAGGTCGGATCAGAAAATGGTTTCCCTGATCCATACGAAGCAAATGAACCAATCACAGCTATTGCTATTCACTATATCAACGGACACAAATATGTTTATGGTTGTGGTTCATATGAGAATAATGATCCAGAAAATGTCACATATCATAAGTGTAAAGATGAATGGTCGTTGTGTAAACATTTTCTTAGGATGTGGTCAGAGAAAACACCAGACATCATAACTGGCTGGAATACAAAGTTCTTTGATGTGCCTTATTTGATAAATCGATTCAAAAAAATTCTAGGCGAAGATGACTGTAAGAAGTTGTCACCTTGGAACAGAATCAACGAAAGAACTACCGTTATTAATGGCAGACAATTGATTGCATATGAGTTGGTTGGTCTAGCTTCACTTGATTATATCGAACTGTACAAATGGTATGCGCCAGGCGGCAAGTCACAAGAATCCTACAAACTCGATAATATTGCCAATGTAGAATTAGGCGAAAAGAAATTGTCGTATGATGAGTATGATAGTTTACACCAATTATACAAACTCAACTATCAGAAATTTATTGAATATAACATCAAAGACGTTGATCTCATATTGAAGTTGGAAGATAAGTTAAAATTGTTAGAGTTGGCAGTAACTCTTGCATATGACACTAAGACGAATTATGAAGATGTATTTGCACAAACTCGTATGTGGGATTCTCTAACATATTCTTATTTGTTGGAGAAAAAAATTATTGTTCCACCAAGAATCGTTAAAGATAAAGATTCTGCATTTGAGGGTGCATATGTTAAAGAACCACAAACAGGTTTACACAAGTGGGTTGCATCATTCGATTTGAACAGTCTATATCCACATTTGATGATGCAGTATAATATATCTCCTGAAACTTTGATTGAACCACAAAATTACACACAAGAGATGCGTGATGTATTATCTCAAGGTATTACAGTTGATAAACTTTTGAAATCGCAGATTGACACCTCGAATCTAAAAGGAGCAACATTAACACCGAACGGTCAATTCTTTAGAACTGATTTTCAAGGTTTCTTGCCTAAGATGATGGAAGAAATGTATCAAGACCGTAAAAAGTTTAAAAAATTTATGTTGGCTGCACAACAAGAATATCAAAACGAAACAGATGCAGAAAAGAAAAAAGAATTAGAAAAGAAAATTGCTAAGTATAACAATATTCAATTGGCTAAAAAAGTTTCGTTGAACTCTGCTTATGGTGCTCTTGGTTCACAATACTTCAGATTCTATGATCTACGAATGGCTCTTGCAGTTACATTGGCTGGCCAATTATCGATTCGTTGGATTGAAAATAAGTTAAATGAATATCTCAATAAACTATTAAAAACGGAAGAAGATTATGTCATTGCGTCCGATACTGATTCGATTTATCTCAATCTTGCATCGTTGGTGGATTCTGTCTTTCGCTCTGGAAGCGAAGATCATGCGAAAGTCATCTCCTTCATGGACAAGGTCTGTGAAGATAAAATTCAGCCGTACATTGACAAGAGTTATCAGGAACTTGCTGATTATGTTCACGCTTATCAACAGAAAATGGAAATGAAGCGAGAAGCACTTGCAAGTAGAGGTTTATGGACTGCCAAGAAACGATATGTACTAAATGTTTATAATAATGAGGGTGTGCAATACAAAGAGCCTAAGATGAAAGTCATGGGTTTAGAAATGGTAAAATCTTCTACGCCGGCTATCATTCGTGAGAGAATGAAAGAAACTATTAAACTGATCATAACAGGCACCGAATCTGAGTTACACGACTATATTGAAGATTTTAGAAATCACTTTAATAGTTTGCCGGCTGAAGAAGTATCTTTTCCAAGAGGTTGCAACGGTCTAAGTAATTACTCAGATTCACTTACACTATATAAGAAAGGAACACCCATTCATGTTAAGGGTGCGATACTCTACAATCACTTTCTAAAAGAAAAGAAACTAACGAAGAAATATCCGTTTGTTCAAGATGGTGATAAATTGAAATTCACATATCTAAAGATGCCAAATCCATTTAAAGATACTGTGATTTCTTATCCTTCAAGATTGCCTCCTGAATTTGGTATACAAGAATTCATTGATTATGATTTGCAGTTTGAGAAAACATTCTTAGAACCAATTAAAACAATTTTAAACCTTGTCGGTTGGACAGTAGAGAAAACTAATTCTTTAGAGGACTTTTTCTCATGATTCTTTTAACATTTGCAACTGCAATTGCTCTTTCTGTAATTGCTGCATACTATTCAATTATTGGTCTGGCTGCCATCTTTACGGGTGCATTTTGGCCAATCGTCATTATGGGATCGGTGCTAGAGGCTAGTAAACTAGTTACTGCTTCTTGGTTGTATCGAAATTGGCACATATGCCCACGGCTTCTTAAATCATATTTGACATCTGCTGTTGTTATACTGATGATAATCACCAGTATGGGTATCTTTGGTTTTTTATCGAAAGCCCACATCGATTCTACACTAACAGCGGGTGCCAATTCTGTTGAAATAAGGACACTCAATCAACAAGAAAAAATTGTAAAAGAAAGATTAGAGTATCTGTTGAAGCGTGCAGGAGATCCTGAAACTGCATCAGCAAGAATAGATAGACAAATTCAAGATTCACAAAAAGAATTGACTGAGATTAACAGAAGAAGATTACCACTATTACAAGAAGAAACAAAATTACTTGCCGAAGTTGGACCAATCAAATATATTGGTGATTTGGTATATGGTACAGAAGATGCTGATGGTATTAATAAAGCAGTTCGCCTGGTAATAATGTTAATTATGGTTGTATTTGATCCTCTGGCTGTGTTATTATTGATAGCAGCAAATATGTCAATGAATCAGGCAAAACCACGTAAAGAAGAAACACCACCTGAAAAAAGTGATATTGAAATACCTGTTTTTGTACCTGTACCAGAGCCAAAGAAAGAAAATATTGTTGAGATTGAAAAAAATAATTTAGCCGATATTGAAATTGATCCCGTGTCTGGCGTAACAATACCTCCTATAGGCAAACAAGATGAAATGCCTATGGAAAGACCTGGAGATTATGTTACTCCACCAGAAGTAAAGACTACACACATTTCTCCTGGAGTATACACAGAAGAACCGGTTAAAAAACTAGAACCTAAGTATGATTATGATGCAGAGTATGCTTTTAAAGAAAAAAGAAATAGAAACGATGGATTCAATTGAAAGGTGAATTATGGGAATACTTGACAAAATTAAAAAGAATAGTAGTATCAAAGATTCTTCTATTCTAGCAAAATCAAAATTCTTTACTGAGAAAGATATGATTCCTACTTCTGTGCCAATTGTCAATGTGGCACTTAGTGGTAAATTGGATGGCGGTTTAACACCAGGTCTTACAATGTGGGCAGGCCCATCAAAACATTTCAAGACCGCATTTTCATTATTGATGGCGAAATCTTATTTGGAGAAATATAATGATGCAGCGCTTTTATTCTATGATTCAGAATTTGGTACTCCTCAATCCTACTTTGACAGCTTTGGTATTGACACTAATCGTGTTCTGCACACTCCTATTACCGACATTGAGCAATTAAAATTTGATATCATGCAACAGTTAACCAATCTCGAGCGTGGCGACAGGTTGATTATTGTTGTTGATTCGATTGGTAATCTAGCATCTAAAAAAGAAGTTGAAGATGCCTTAGAACAAAAATCTGTTGCAGATATGTCTCGTGCAAAACAAGTTAAAAGTTTATTTCGTATGGTCACACCACACTTATCATTGAAAGATATACCAATGA